CGGCCGCTGGGGCTGCACCTGCCGCTGGGTCTGCACCTGCCGCTGGGTCTGCACCTGCCGCTGGGTCTGCAGGGGTATCTCCACCCGCAGCAGGATCTTCTCCCCCACCAGTTAATGCCGGGTCAGCACCCTGTTCTTTAAGAATATAACGATTTATTTCATTAAATCTTTTTAATTCTTCTATTATTTTTACATCTATTTTCATCTTGATATTTTTATCCGTTCAATAATGTTTTATTGCCTGTTGGTGTTTCCACTTTTAAGGTTCTATTTAATTTCATGGTATTGTCAAATCTTTCAATCAACCCATCTTTCATTCTTATAGTATAACACTCACCGGTATCCAAGTCACAAACTTGCTTGTGGTCACCATCTATTTGTTTTTCTGTGATTCTCGTATCTTTTTTCAAGTAATCGTCTAATAAATTTTTTACACTCATAGTTTTTTTATTAATAAATATATTGTTTTATGAAAAACCACTGGCAGAACCAAAATTATCTATAGCAATAATAAATTCTTTTACATATATTAAATAAACTTCGTTTGATAATGCACCATTAGTTCTTTGTGTTTGTATAAAATTATACATTTCTTCTGGTGTTCTTCCATATATTGCATTTGTATCCCAACCAACAATTTTCAATTGGGTTAATGTACATGCCAAACGTAAAACCTTTATTGGTGTTGTTCCTGTTATTGCTGATAAAGCAATATCATTTTGTGTTTTTATAACAGTATTTGCACTATATAAACTATTAACCGGCCCTGTTACTATTGTTTTATATGTTTGATTCATAAATTTGACAGGTTCTGTTGTGCTTGTAAAAGTAGGGACAGGAATATCTACACCAGCAAGTAAAGAACATGTTTGTGCTGTAAAATATGGGTTAAGTTGTGGTACAGGGTTTCTACAACTAATACCAAACAAATTATTTTGTGTACAAGTTATATTTGTTGAAGTTACACTATTTGCCGGCCATGTCCTAGCAATTCCAAATAACCAAGCTTTGAACGCCATTATTTCTTTTGGTGATGTTTGAGGGATATTTGTTTCTATCGCAGTTTTTAAATCAGTATTACTAATAGTTGTTTTTACTTCGGTAATGAATGGTTTTGCGGGATAATCTGGACTTCCTCCACTATATACAGAAGTACTTGTACATCCACTATTAGTGTTTGGGTTTGGTGCGTTACTTAAATTTTGTTCAAACTGTGTAAGTGATCCTACAGTTTCATTTGGTTTTCTTTGTGAGGTAACTTCTTTTTTCCATCTTTCATTAAATACTTTATTAACCCCCATTAAAAAACTTTCAGGTTTTGGTAATGAGAAAAGTGGCATCCTAATTCCTTTAAAATTGGTTTCAAATCCTCTTTCTGAAATTGAATGTTTAACTTCAGATATCCAATAAGGTCCCCTAAATAGAGGTACGTGTCTTAAATTAAAATACATTGTTGGTTGTATAACCGCACAACCCATTGCCTTAACATCACAAGTGTATGACCTACTTTTATAAATACTATACAAAGAAACCGATTGTTGAGCAACACTATCACCTGCACCTGCTTTACCCATTTGTTCATTTACTGCAAATGTTTCTGCGGTATTCTTTTTTTCAGACATATCCAAACTCACGTCTTTGAATATGTTTTGATTTAAAATTCCAAAATCAACGTTAAACCCGACAACTGGACTTGATTTTTCGTAATCGATATTACTCGCTGGTACTCTTAATGGGTTTGTTGATTGGTTTCTCATGTCAAAAGAATCGTCACCAAATTTAGAAAAAGTACTATCTGTTGTTTGTAAGTATTCAGATTGTTTACCAACATATATACATAAAAATTTTGGTTTTGAATTTAAATAATCTACATTCAAATAAGTTGCAAACATTGAATTTGGTATCTCAACAGGTATTGTTTGATTATTAATTACCGCACTTTGTATTCCATAAAAATTAATGTATGATGGTAGTGCAAAAAATATAAAATTATTATCAGTAAGAATGTTACTTAAAACATCCATTATTGATTTTTTATCGTTATCTTTCAAACTTGTTAAGACTTTCATAATATCAACAGTATACTCATCTCCAATATCAACATTGGCTCTATCGTGAAATAAAAAATCTTCAAATAATAGTTTATTTTTAAAATCACTACCCGCAACCCACTTATCGTTAAAGTTTTTTAAAACATTATATGTTTCAAGTTTTAATACATTACCATACGTCGTATTACTAGGTGTAGGTATGTTTGTGTTAGTATTACTATTTTTTAATTTATTATTTAAATAACCTAACATTGCATTAATTGTATCGGTATTTTCCGTACTTAATTCTGTAAGATGTTTTATTAAATCTGTTTTAAAATCTGCAGTACTATATGATGAATTATTAATTTTTTTGGATACGTAAATTTTAATTAGTTGTGCCAAATTTTCCACGTTATTAGAATTGAACCCAATATTAAAATCTTTAAAAAACGAAAAAACATACGAATTAACATCAGTCAAAGTTGCTTCTAATAACTTTGAATCTCCAATGTATTTATAGAGATTTTTCCAAGCCTTATTTGATTCTAATGAGTTTGTTTGTGAATTTAATATTGATAAATCGGGCGGTAAGTTATTAGTATATGTTCCAGTTATTGTTTGATATGTGCTTCCTGTAAAATCAAAAAAAGTTATTCTATCAAAGTTTCCTGGATTTCCTATTTTTAATACACAATCATAATTTAAAAAATTACTAATTCCTGAAATCATTGACCTTACTTGTCCTTCCAATAAACTTTTTCCTGTCTCATCTTCTGTTGATATCGCTGCGGATGTTTTATCAATAAAGAAAATATTTTTCATTTGTGATAATAATGATTTTTGTTCACTATTTTTTACACCCGTAGATATGTCTTCTTCTTTTAAAACCACATTAGTTGGGTTAGGTTTACAAAATTGTAAAAAGTAAGATTCAAATTCGTCTAATAGTTTTGGGGTAAATAAAGAAAATATTTCTTCTATAGTTGAGTAGTCAGAAAATATCAAACTAGGAGAACCTCCAAAATTATCAAATTTTATTCTAACATACTCTTCCGGGTTAGGTTTTGCTAACAATGAGTTATCAAAATAACCAAAATTTCCTGTAAACCAAAGACCTCTAACCGATCCATTATACATTTTTTGATTATTTAATAAATCTTCTTTTTTGTTTGTGGTTTCTGTATAAGACTCCCAAACGGCTTGATTTATATCAATACCACCACATGAAGGAAATAATAAATATTTACTACCAACATTTAATTCTGTATTACCATCGGCATCCATATATTGATAGAAATTTTGTAAATTTATTATTCTATCATTTTCTGTACTATCCCCACTCAGTGGTAATAAAAAAGCAGCATCATTATTTTTTCCAATTTTTAATTTTTTACTTTGTGTTGTTCCACTTAAATCATTTGCGGTATATCCTGTAAATAAATCTTTTCTACTAAAGTAATAATAAAAATCATTTATAACTTTCGGGTAAAAACCTAAGTTTATGTTATCCACTTGCCTTGTTATCCCATCAATTACTTGGTTGTTTGAAGTTTGTAAAACGTATTGTATTGGGTTATTTTGAAAATCTAATAAATTGTAGGTGTTAGTCGTTAACCCATTAATAGGGTTATAATTTAATTTATAATCAAAATCTTTCCACACATTATCTAATATGTCAATTGTTCTATTAGAATCAACCCACAATTTATACCTGTGCCAAATTGCTCCATATTTTAAAATCCAACTATAAGGTACTTGGTGTATTGCAGAAAATTTATTCAGTGTCGCATATAAATAATCAATATCTGTCTGTATATTATTGTTAGATGAATTTACTTTTTTTAATTTATCTTTTGTTGTAATTAAAGGTAGTGTGTTTAAAAATAAATAACCTAAAGCAACATACGGATCGGTTTCTCCGGCCTTTTCTTTTTTTACCCCTTCAGTAATCGCATTAACAAAATAAGGGGTATTAAAAATTGATGTTGTTTGGACTTGTTGTTTGACCTGACCTGAATATGCGGTGTCGTATATAATCGGCATTTCAGTAAACTGTAGATTGTCTCCTTTGCTAGATGGATCCACTCTAAATCGATAGAATTCTTTTAAGTCTGCACGACTATTAATTGAAAAATTATCAGTCCCTCCTGGTATTCCTAAAAGTTTTTGTGCTCCATTATTGAACCCATTTCTATTAGTAAACATAGAGATGTTTTCATTTCCACTTTGACTTAGTCTGGATATTACCTTTTTTTGTGTGTTAAAATCAAAACTTGCAATTGTTTGATTTGCGGTTTCAACGCTAGTGATTGAACTACCTTGTATTAATTCGCCTTTTAACCAATTTAAATTATCAAAAGGATATGTGTCTAAAAATGATAATTTATTTGATTGTGTACTTTTTAAATACGTTTTTATTTTATCGGCAATATCAACACCTCCTGTAACTGTTGGTGAAGTAGAGCTTACAGAATCAATACTGTAAACAGAATTTTCAATATTTAATTCATTGTTAATATAAGTAGTGACAAAATTATTAGCATTTAAAGTTGTAAAGTTTGGTAAAGAGAATATTGGTAATTGGGTAAATAAGTCAGTGTAGTTTTTTATTTGATTTGAAAATAACGTGTTTAACGTGGTGTCTGATTCAATTTCATCAATAGCGTTTTCAGCCTCAAATTGTCCAATTAATTGTGATAACCCACTTATCTTACCATTTCTTACAAGTTTAGTGTAGTGTGTATTTAAAAAACATCTTTCGAATATTTCATAAACAAAAGATGCTGGTTGTGGATTACTGTATGGTGTGTTTTTGAATGGAAATTCTAATGCATTAAATGTTGCAAACTTTAATTGATTTTTAGGGTTGTTGTAACTATTAACTGGTATTGGTGAATTTGTTAATGTTGCTGCTCTTAAATAATCTTCAGTGAACTCTACTTCGGGCCATACTGTTGGGTTATTCCTTATAGGACTTTGTCCTGTGTTTGGGTCTTGTCCAATATCACCAATGTATTTAATTTCATAAATTTCTCTTTTATTTTTATCGGTTGTTTTTTCATAATACAAAGGCCAAGGATAAACTATTGCCTCGTTTTTTAAAGTACCTGAACTTAATTCTACTGATTTATTATAATCAGGTCCTTGTTTACCATTTACTATTAAATCTAATCTAGTTTTATTTTGTCTTTGACTCCAAGCCCTTTCATGAACATTATCCATTAATTTGAAAAAGGTATCAGCCCCTGCTAATATAACACAAAAAACATTCCTTATTGTTGGTTCGAAACCTAAACTGTTTTTATCGGTTACTAAACCACTCAGGATATTATTGATCTCATCTTCAACTATTTTTTTTTGTTTGTCTAATGTATCTTTACTTTTTCTGATAACATCTAAAAAACTATTACTTATATATGTTGGTGATCCGTCCCACCTTTCACCAAAATGAAAATAATCTGGATTTTTAGTTAATATAGTAGTTCCATTCCAAACTTGTGTTGCGGCACCAATAGAAGCCTCTTCTGATATTCTGAAACTATCTAATTCGGTAGGTGTTGGGGTTTGTTTGAACCTGTATATATATGTTTTTTGCCAATCAATATTCGCTTTGAAATTATTAAGACCCTCAGACTTAGACACTTGATTGAATCCCGTATCTTTATCATAATTAAATGGGGCAATTTTTGTACCAACATTTTTAAGTGTACCATTTTTTAATTTTAAATTAAAAGTACTACTACCTTTTGGTGCTTGCCCAAACGCTTTATTATTTTTCAAAAAATCTAGATACGTTTGAAATGCGGATTTTAAATTATTTATCCTATCTGTTCTGTCACTTTCAGTGATGCCGTTTTTAAAAAAATAATAAACTTCATCATTTTTTATGTATGGTTTCGCGGTGTCTAAAAATTTATTTTTACTACTATTATAAACTACCGATTCTAAATTTTTTAAATTATCTTCAAAATCAGAAATATGATTTATAATAAGAAAATCCGCCTCTTTTGCTCTAGCTAATGCATTTTTATCATAATTTTCAATTCTTTTTATAAACTCTTGTAAATCTATTTCATCAAAACTAGGATCTATTAATTTTTTATCTTTATATTGTTTATAAACTTCCTCTAGTTTTTGTCTACCTAAAGTGCTACTGACTTGTGTGGTTGTTGTTTTCCCACCTCCTTGTGATAATTTTTTAGTGACAGTTCTTGGTAACATTTTAGGCGCATTTCTAGAATAACCTAAAGCAGTGTCAAAAAGTAATGCGTTTAATCTACCAATTAAACTTATATCTATTTCGAAATTACCGTTGTCAGGTGAAAATTTAGCATTAAAAGATCTTAACATTAATTGTAACCTTATCGCTTTACCATAATAACCTTTTAATGTCAAATAAAATGCAGGATACGGTAAATTAAAAAAGACAGAGTACATAGAATTATCACCCTGTTCAAACAAAGCCTTTCCTTGCACATCAACTAATGTCATATTTACTGTTGGTGTACCGGCTGGTGTTATTGATACATTAATTGATTTTATTCCTAATAATTGTGTGTCTTCATAATTTAAAACTTTTCTTCTGTATTGTGTTTTACCATCAAATGTTGTTGCGTATTCTGATGTTTGATTGGGTGATTTACCTTCTCTAGAACCTTTTGCTGTTAATTGATCAGACCAAGAAGTATCAAATGAATTTTTTCCTTTTGGTTTTAGAAAACTTAAATTTAAATCTTCATCTCCACCACCAAAACTAGCGATAGTTGTATTAACCACAGGATTAGAATCGAATGCCTCCCCAATTGCTAATTTTGTTCTTGGGATTATTTTAGTCTCTAAATTAGCATAATAAACAAGATTTTCATGTTGTACTAGTCTTGGTTCTCCGTCGGCGTTTTGTTTTGACGTAACTTTATTGGGGTCTATAAGAATTATATTATCATACCCAGTTTCAACGTAGATATCTTCATTGCTAAATTTATCTGCCATAATAGAAGAAATGTGTTTCTAATGCCGATTTATAATCTTGGATTGCCGCAACTAAAGGGTACGGTATAATTAATATGGTATCTTCTGTTATATTAGTTTCTAACCCTTCATACTGAGGATTTGCTAACATAATTAACCATCCAAAAGTTGGTGATCCATATTTTTCTAAACTAATCTTATCTAATCTACTTCTATTTTTTTTGTAAATATATCTTTGGTCGCTCGATCTACTCGGTAGTTTTACAAACGGTACCATAGTTTGTTTACCGTCAATCAAAAATTGTTGGTATCTGTTATAAAATTCCATATATATTATATAATCCGTTTATTTAATAAGTAAATTTAGTTTTTAAATTAAAATTATTATTAGATGTGTTTTGTGGTGGTGCTAAAAGTTTATAATTATCTTTATCCGTTTGATTTGCTGGATTTTGTCTATAAAACTCTAATATTCTTTCTTTATTAAAATCGTATGGTTTAAACGTAGTCTCGTCCTTAAATAATTTATATTCTTCAGTTTTTTCTAAGTCTTCAATATTTGTATCAACTTTCTTTTTAGATTTTTTATAAATTATTTCAATAAAATCTACATTATTTTTTAAGAATGTTTTCCATTTATTCAGATCTTCAGGTTTAATTCTATCAAGAGATAAAAGTGGTCCGGCATTTTTATTAGACTCTTCTAAGAAATCATCAACAAATTTTGGCTTATTTAACATATCATCATAAAACAACATAAAAAACCTATTTTCTGGCCCTTTATCTATTTGTGTCGTAGTATTGTCAAAAATGAATGTATCAAAATTAAAAGTACTTTCAAATTTACTTGTACCCGCAGGTATTAAATTAAACGCGATTAACTTATTGTAATAGGTGTTTCCTGAAGTAACAACATTATTTACGTCAGATTGTAGTTCTTGATATGCGGATGCAAATGAAATACTTGACGGTGTACCACCTGATATGTCAAATATTGCAATATCTCCGTTGGTTCTTTTATACCCGTCTTTACCACTATAAATAAAATTTGTTTGATCTATTAATTTAACTAATTCTAATTCTTTTTGTATTATTCTATTATTAACCTCTTCTAATTTACCTTTTAAAAAATCTGATTTTTGTTTTATTAATTTTTTAGTATAATTTTTTACACTGAATTTATTTAAATTTTTGAAATCCTCTAATAGGATTCCAGCTAATAGAGGACACAAATCATCTGCAACATCTTTTATAGCCCCTTTTTCAAGTTCTTTAATATTTTGTGAAATTTTTGTAGAAGCACCAAATAAAAAACTATTATTTATTCCACCAATATTACCTGTTGAATATTTTCTAGAGTCTGAAAATAGGGCACTTATTCCAATGCCGTATAGTTTAGTAATGTTTCTAAGTTCATTTTCAACCAATGCGTTGTATTCTCTATATATTTTTGTAAATTTATTAATGTTTTCTTTATAGTTAATTGTTCCTTTTATTGAATTATTTGGAATGTCTAAAACTCTTTCTACTATTGTTCCAAAAGGGACTCCAAAATCATTTTCATTTTGTCTATCTTTTCTGTCATTAATACCTACCTCATTTAAAATCCTATCTATTGCCTCTTTATCGTAGTTTCCTTTTATGATTTCTGTTTGTGTTGCCCTTTCATCGTACATTTCAGTGTTTGCATAAAAATTAAATGAGAGAGCATTTTGTAATTGTTGTATTGGTTTATCTAAACCATGACCACCAATAAAGTTAAAATTAATTGAAACTTCAGCAATCATGGGTTGTAAACCGATACCTTCAGGGTTTATATCCCATTGACCATCTTTAGGGTAAGTAATAGATAATGAATCGATAATAACTTTTGTATGCCAAAAATCACCAACCCTTAAAACACATACAGGTGGTGCGCCAAATGCGCTATTAAATGCGTCTTTATATAAAAGAGTTGTGGTATTAGCCCCTGTTTCAACAACTGTTGGTATTGTATCTCCAGGTCTCATACATTGTTGTAAAAATACCAATCTTTTATTTAATCCTTCAGGTGTTATTGCGTGAAATGCGGGGTGAAAGTATTTTAATTTTTCTTTCAGACCATTATAAATCATGGGTGATTCATTATTTAACATTTCAAAATAATCACATTCACATAACAACTTTCTAACTAATTTTCCTGTTAATTCTTTTTTTATTGTTCCATTATATTTTGGTTCGGGATAAACCACTTCCTCAACAAACTTCGGTTCTGGTTTTGCTTCACCACTTTTTGGGTTATTATCTTTTGGGTCAGGTCCTGTTTCATCAACATTTGGTGGAGTTTGTACTGGTTCGGTTTTTTTAGGTATCGGTACAATTTCATCAATTGTAATTTTTCTACAAGCTGCTCCGTTTATTGAATATCTGTTTTCAGGGTAATCACTTCCTGAATCGCTTAATGCAGTTCTAGCAAAAGGTCTACTACAATCAACTCCCGCAAATTTACCTTGCTGGGTAATTTCATTAAATCCAGCAAAAGTTAGTTTAAAAGTTAATGGTTTTTCTGTGTCGCAAGTCCCTTTTGTGTGGTCATAAGAAAAAAAGTCTTTTAATTTTTTACCACTAGCAGATGTTACGTCGTATTTTTCCATATATTGAACAAAAGAACTAACTCTTCTATATGATAAATTAACATTATAATCTACTTTATGATAGGCAGCAGAACAAGTTGCCTTAAAATTCCAACTAAGAGTGTTTCCTCCGTCCAACCAATCTAAAGTTTTTTGAAGAAACTCTCCAACTTTGGAATAGGACTCTCTAGCAGAACTGAAAAATTGTCTTATTGAGTTTTCACTTATATCAATATAATTTTTATAAAAGTCTGCACTTTGTCTTAACGTATCATCTGTATTAATAAATTTCCTTAAAAGTAGATTACTTTTTGGTGGATAAACACCTAATTTATTTGAAGTGTCCCCATTTAAATTTTTTGCCTTCCTAACATAAAACTCTTCGATATTAGTTTTAGGGTTATTATTCCACGGTTTACCTCCTCCATCCTTCGGTTCCGGTATTTGCGGTGTACTAGCTAAAGATACATTAAAGTCTGTTTCTAAATATTGAGCATAATAAATGTCGTATGATGTGAAAGCACTTTTTACTGTCCTATCAGTGTTTTTTCCATCATCACTATATCGTGGTTTGCCTTGTTCGTAATAAAAAACGGGTTTATCTTCTTTGAATGTATTAAAATCCTCTATATTTGTTTTGTCACCCTCTTCTTTTAAAACTTCTTTTGGTTCTTCAACTATTTCTTCTGATATAATGTTGGGGGTTGTTATAACTTCAGGAATTAATTTTTTTATAACTTGTGGCTCTCCTTGTGTTGCCACTAAAACATCTTGTATGTCTTTTAAAGTAAAATAAGTATATCTACTTGCCAACTCATAAGGGTCGTATTCTAAACAACCAGCAAAAAATGAATCAATAATTCTCGTAAATTTAGACTCTTCAACGTTCTTAAGTTCTTCTGACACTAATTTATCTAATATACATGGATGGTCTACCACAATTTTGAAACTTAATTTTCCACTTCTTTTTGTATTTGTATATGTATAAATTGGTTCTGTTCTTCCTAAAAACGCATTCGAGTTCCAGTCAGTACTAACACTTTCATCAAATGAGACATCATATGGTGGAAACCACATTATTCTACCATCATTAGGTCCTCTTTCACAAAGGGCCAAATCCTCATATGTTAAACCAGGTCTGTTCGATGTTCTCCATGCCAAATTCTCTAATGATATCATGTATTTTTTTACTCCACCAGGAAATATGTTTGTTGAATCTCCATTGGTACTATTTCTCATAGGTCCAATGTTTAAGTTGTAAGTGTTATCAAAAACTGAACTTTTATATTTTCTAATATTACCTGATGTTTTTTGTAGATTACCATAAGTTAAATAAGGATCGTCTTTAGTCCACACTCTACAATATTCTAAACCTTCAGGTACTCCTCCAGCTTTTGTTGATTTGTCTATTGAATTTTTGGTTCTCCATTTAACAACTCTTGATCCTTTAGTCATTTCTGTGTAACCGTCGTTAAATACTTTTGAAATCTGATTTATTGCAGTACCTACGTGTCTTTGTCTTTTATCGTCATTTCCAATATCATTTGCAACCTCAACGATTCTTTGTGTAAAATCTAATATTGACCCTTTAGTAAAATCTTTCTCTAATTTACCTGATATGTTTTTTTTAAGTGCGTCTCGAAATGAGTTTGATTTAGTGTCGAAACTTACACTCTTATATTCAACACCACCAGGTCCCACTTTTTTACCGATACTAGGCTTTGTATTACCGAAGTTATCCCCCCAAGTAAATCCACCTTGTATATCTCCACCATCAAAATCATTTATTGATTCGACTCCAAATTTAATTCTTTCATATAAATCACCTTCAAATAATCTAGCAAATTCTCCTGAACCATAGACGTTCATTTCAACTCTATTTCTGAAACCTAATTTAGGTAATTCTTTTTCAGGTACTAAACCTTCTATAAATGTATTTCTTTTACCAATATAAAAATTAGGGTCAGGTGCAAAAACATTAGGATCTCTAAATGAGTTTAATTTATAGTCAGGTCTATAAGTATTATATTTAAGTTGTGTGAATAATTCTTTTTGTGTTCCTGAACCTGTATTTGCTAAAAAAAGTTCAGAAGCTGTTTTTATATTCAAAGTTGTTATACTATTCCAAGCATTTGTTAAAGGTTTCGTAAATAAAGCACTAACAGGATTATCCGTTACTTGTGTTAAAAACCTTTCATTAGGGTAATCAAAATATTCACCAGGTATAAAAGAGTAAGGCGAGTAAAGTCCTGCTAACTTAGCAGCAAAATTTAAAGTTTTACCGATTATTAAATCAGGAACACTTATACTCCAATTTCTTTCAAATAATGGAATATTACCAGTAGCCATACCAAGTATATCAAAAGGATCTGTGTTTGGTTTTACCGATAATTGTGTAGAATTAAATCCATCTGGTTGGGTAAATGACGTGTCTAAAAAATTAACCCTATCAAGTGTTTGCTGAATTAACTCGGCAGTTACTCTGTAAGCAAATTCTTTTTTTAGTCTTTCGGCAGCAAATGACGCTAAAGAAGAGTCTTGACTAATTTTTCCAGAATCGCCTTGTGGGTCGTTTTGTATTAGTATTGCATAAGGTGTATAAAACGACGATATAAATGTTCTTGGTGTTACTCCCGTATCATTTGAATATGGTTGATTTAATAAAATTGTAGGTAAGTCGTCTACTTCAACTAACTCAGGATTTCCGTAATTATTTTCAGGAACGTATTTATTTTTAACATACGCATCATCTAGTTCAGATTCGGCTGTAATTTCTAAATTACTATTGTTTGCAACATTTTGATTATATGCATCATATTCACCTTTGTCGTAACTACTAGGATTATTCAAGTTTTCAATCTTTTCATTATCTAAAACATCATACTGTGTTGATCCGTAACCATTTTGATTATCTTCAGGTTTATATAAATTAGTATTATATGCTTCAATTGCTTTATTTTTACCAAATACTGTTTCTAATAAACTTCCTTGAGCGTCCGTTGATTTGTCGTATTCACCATCAACTTGAGTAGAAAATGATTCTCTACCTCCTTGTAAGTCATAATTTATATCATAATTTGTTCCTCCGTATGATGTTGGTTTGTATTGGTTGGCATTATATTGGTCACCTCTAGCAGGACTAGCGATGTTTGATAATGCGTTTGATTCTATCCATTGTTCATTACCTGCAACTTCATTATAATTTCCTGAACCTGTTGTTAAACTATTAACTATGTTGTTATTGATTTCCCAATTAACTCCTCCGTATCCGTTTGGTGTGTATATATTTAATGGTGCTAAATCAAATAATAATTTTTGTTGTGCTTTTATTGACACATAATTTGTTTCAATCCAAGATAGATTGGATGCCGTTTGATCGTAATTTACGCCACCTTGTGTTAATTCATTGTAAGTTGCGTTCCAAATATCATATCTTGTAGATCCATAAAAATCATTACCTTGTAGTTGTGGTTTCCAAAGGTTTATTTGATAATAGATGTTTTCTTGTTCATTACCTTTTGTTGTGACATAATTTTGGTTAATCCAATTTATATCTCCAGCTCTATCGTCATACTCACCAAAACCAGTTGTTATTGTATTTACAATATCATAATTAACATCCCAATTAACATTTCCATAAAATTGTAAACCAAATCCTGTAGCAACAGGTTTATAAATATTTGTTGTATATAGTATTGCTTCTTGTTGGTTTCCTTTAATAGACAACGCGTTTGATTCAATAACTTGTTGTGATTGTGTTGACTCATCATAAACAAATAACCCATTACCTGGTGTTGTGAATAAACCTTCATTGTCGTTATTAATTTCGTATTCCACACCATTTGGTGCAATTAGTCTAAACTTGTTTTTGATTGTATTATCAAAAAATTCTAAGGATCCAACCACCGAAACATTATTATTACTTACCCAAAAAGGATCTAAACCTCTTTGTAAATAATTACCAAACCCTGTCGTATCGATTACTTCGTCGTCATTTATATCATAAGACGTGTCTCCATAATCGGAACCGCCAGGAAAATACGTATTTTTTGTTTTTAATAATATTTCTTGTTGATTACCTACTTGTTCAAGTTCATTGTTAAATGTATCAGTAATGTCATACACATCGTTTTTATTACCTTTTTGTATATCATTATTAATATCATATCTTGAAACTCCGTAGCCTCTACCATCAACTGTAGGTACGTAAATGTTTTTTATATAAAGTAATGTTTCTTGAAAATTACCGTCTGTTTCCAATTGACTTTGTATTGTTTTTGAAAGATTGTAATTACCTTCAGGTGATTTGAAATTTAAATCTTGATTAATATCGACACTATCCCCGTAAGATTGTTCGTTAGGTCCGAACTGATTTTTAGTTATTAAAATTCTTTCTTGTTGCTCACCAACTTCTTCAATAGGTGGTGAATCGCTGACACTATAATTAACAAGCACTAACTCACTTGTTTTAATTCTATCTTCAAAACTACCACCGTTTTTTATTTTGTAAGGAGGTAAATTTATAGATAAAAGTTTTTTTCTAAAATTCTCAGTTGCGTCAAATGATAATAGACTTTCCATTCTATATTATTTTGTTTTTTTATAAATAGAACAAAAAGTTATTTTTATTGAAGATTTCCCATCTTTTCACTATAAGATTTACTTAATCTTTCATTAACAATGTTCATAACATTTTCTTTAAACATTCTTTGAAAGTTGGGGTCTGATTCTAATATATTTGCTAAAGAACCATTAAGTCCTTCTATTTTTAATTTTACTTCACCATTAACTCCGACATCCCCTTTTACTTCATTAGTTGAGGTAGTGTTCACATTAACCACTTTTGAAAGTTGATCTAAATTTACATTCTTAGTTAATAAATCTTGTAGATTTCCTAATTTTGCAGTATCCATATTCCCCATATTATTTAATATGGAAAAAGCACCTTGAGCGTCATTTAAAAATTCACCAATATTAGGGGCGGCTAAAAAATCATCTTTTGGGTTTGTTGTGAATTGACCAAAATCTCCTTTTACTATATTTTTACCTTTAAAACTAGACGGTATGAATACGTCATCATTTTGATTGTCAGGTTCTATAGTTATTGGTGGTGTACCGGTTACCGTCATTCTTTCTTCCCATTTTCGTATGGTTTCTGAAAGACCATCAGCATCTTTAACATATGACAATAACGCAGCATTTGCTTTACCTAAACCTTCAATAAACGTACCCATAACGGTTTCTAATGTTGGTTGTAATTCTCGTAAAGTTTCGGTAGTGAGTCCAATTTGTGTAATATAAGTTTGAGTAACGTTACCATAGGTCTGTAAATCTGTTGCCGGATCAAATCCCCTTTTGTCAATTTCGGTCTGACCTGGTTTACCAAAAATACTAGCAGTCGTAACTTTTCTCAGTTCTATAACTTGTTGTTCCGATAAAGATAATTGATTTTTTGCCGTTGTTCCAAGTTCTTTGAGTAAGTCAACATCTGTTTTATTCATATCAGCTTGCATTGCCTTTATTTTATCCATTTGGTCGTTTGCCGCTTCTTGAACTTTTACCCAATCATCCGTACCTGGAAGTTTGACCATCCATTCACCATTTTTCTTTTCAGCCATTGAGGCTAAAAGTTGTTTGTCTTCTTCTGAAGTGCCGGCAGCGAAATTAACTTCACTCATCACTTCTTGTTCTTTCCTCGCTTTAATTGCAGATCTAGAAATCTCTTCATATGATATACCAAGTTCTTTGGCCATGGCTTTCAATCTGTACATTTGTTGAGTTCCGATTTTGAATTCTCCCGTTTCTTTGTTGTATTCAGCAGACGCGGCGGTTACTTTTATAAACTCATCTTGTAACGCACCTAAATCATTTTGTGCCATGTATAATAATTTAAATGGGTCACCAAGTGCACCTACTTGTCCACCTAACATTTGCATTCCTGATGCCATTTCAATAGCCCTATCGGGATCTAATGCGTCTTCACCAATAGCCATAACTTTTTCAAAATCAATACCTAACTGTCTTGCCCTTGCAGCCATTTTAGTTAGTCCTTCTACACCACCTTTAAATTGATACGTGTTTGTTTTTTCAATGTTTTTCATTACATCTGCAGTTAGTGCTTTAGCATTTAAACCAAAACCTTTAGCGGTTGCAGAAATTTTCACCAAACCTTTTTGTGCTTGGTCTTGACCCATACCAACTTTATCAAATTCTGCAACATACTTTGTGAGTTCTTTTACTCCTAATCCAGTCATTGTCGATAACGCTTTCATATTACTAATAACATTATCCTGTAAAGAAGGGATTCTACCCGTTTCATCAGCCCAAGCACTTGCGTATCCCACAATTTCATCCATAGTTAAACCTAAATCTAAATTACTCTTCATAATTCCATAGATTTGTTTTTCAAGTTTGACCCCATAACCTTGTATACCACCGGCAAGTTCTCTTTGTAATTTAGTTGCTTCTTTGTTTAAATCTACAAAAAACGTTCTAAACAAATTAACATTCAATGATCCCCTTACTGCCGCTTCAAAATTCTTTTTAAAATTACCAAATCCCTCTTCTTCACCAAATTCGGCGGTTGTTGTTGTTGTCCATAACCACATAATAATATTTTTTTATATAAATAGATTATAAATTATTTTTTTTGGTACTCTTTTATTAGTTTGTCTATGAAGTATTTTCTTTCATAGGTTGGCATTTTTAATAAATCGCGGTAAGAAAAATTACCGTGTTTAACTAAATAATAAAATTCGTCTAAAAGTATTTTTTGATAATTAGAAGAAAGGACGAAAAAATTCCGCCCCAAAGGCAACATTCAAAGTTACCTTTTCTCCTGACGGGGCTACAATTTGTCTTTTTAGGTCAACTTTTGGTTCACACTCGTTCAAAAATTTTCTTAAAAATTTGGAGTCGGCGATAGGTAGCTGAGGTATGATTTTACTAACGTAATCTCTTTGTTCGTTATCGTCTATAGAAATAATTTGTTTTTCTAATCTTTTAGTCGCAACAGGAGCAATAAATCCTTTCGGGTAAGTTTGAATGATTTTTTCTAATTCATTCTGATCTCCCATATTCATTAATTTACAAACAACCTTATGACCACTTTTTGGTAATGTTGTTGTAAAAAATCCACTTTCATTTGGTTCGTGCATTGCTGGAACATAATCAACAGCATCTAATATAATAGAACCCTCAAATTCTTTACCTGTTGCCGGATCGATCATGCTAAAATTATATTCAGGACCAAAAGAAGTATTCCTTAAAAATACTAATATCGCTTGGATGTCAGCGTCGATTAATTCATTTATGTCGAAATTAGGTTCATAAATTTTCTGTCTTAAAAGTCTTGAGATAATTCCGTCCGTTCCAATGTTTGCGGATAATAAAATATTCTCGTCTTCCGCGGTTAAATACCCAACCTTTAATGATTCTTTTTTATTTCTATAAAACTTACCTTTACTAGGTAGTTTAATTACATCGTGAGGTAGACTAAAATCCATTTGTCCATATGCTGCAGTATTATCCATAGTTTTTTATTTTAAAAATAATATGATTGTATTTTATGTAAACAAAAAACCCCACTTTGTTAGTGAGGTTCTTTAAAATATTTAATAAATTTAAATTAGTAAACTAATATACATCTATCAGGTCTTAGAGTTGCCTTAACTGTTACTATTTTTTCATCACTATAATCTAATGAATCCATATCAACTCCTGTTAAAAATACACCTTGTAAAATCCACTTCTCAACAGCAACTCCTGTTGGATCTAACATTTCTAGAGTAAGGTCTCTTTTATAACCAGCGGCATAACCCATACGACCAGTGATTGATTCAGCATGTAAACGAACCCATTCCATAAGTGCTTGTGCAGCAGAAGGACCAATAGGGTCTAAAAAAGTCACGTCCATGGATTCCCAATTGAATCTTCCAGCAACATATGTTGATGTGTTCAAAAACGGAATCTCAACCTCACCGATTTTTATTTTTGGTCTTGTAGTACTTGTAACATACCAAGAGTTAATCCCAAGAGGCGAAGGGAATGTTAATATAAACCTGTTTTTCTTTTTAGGTTCATACGTTAGGGGCATTTTCATTAGTAAATCAGCCATTTCTTATTGTGTTTAAATTTTTATTTTTTATTTATAAATATCTGCGTTTAATTTTTTTTCTATTTACTTTCTTTTTTTTTAAAATTATATATTAGCTATAACTTAACTTAATTAAATTTTCTTTTTTCTCCTCCTTTAGTATAATATACATTGATTGGTTCATTTGGATATTCTTGACTTAACATATCTCTTTGAGCTTCTGCATTTTTCACATCGTCATCTGAAAATCCTATCTTAACGTTTTTTGTAATAAACTCATCAATATCTATGTCGTCCATAACTTCATTAAATGAAACATCATTTTTAAATTTTGGGACTAAGTCAGATAATTTTAAAATTGGGTTTTTTTCTAAAAGAGATTGGACGAGTTCTTTTGCTGATTGTCTACAATCACTTATAAACTTTCTTAAAGCCACTTTTTTACCTTCTTCCGGATTAGCAGCACTTCCCTGACCGTAAGTTACTGGCGCCATTAAACATCTATCCAAATACTTAAGAACTAAATCGCTACCATTAAAATCCGCATCAAATTTTTTCGAATCAATATCTTCTTTTAAACTTCCAGTTTTAGAAATCATTTCGTGGTATATTTTAAGATTTTTTATTATTTCACTTTTATTGATACCATTATGATTTTTTGCAATTAAATTGAAAACAGCTCTTCTTAACGTTTGTGGACTATGACCTCTTGCGGTAATAATAGCAAATAGTGACCCACCGTTCAAACATTCTACAAAATCATTCCAAGCAGGTCCAACAGGTGCAATCATCGAGTCAATAAGAAATTTATTCTCACCGGCCTCTTTAAAATAAATAAACGGATCAGGAGAATAACCAACAATAGTTGACCCCTTATATTTGAAATTCTCAACACCTATTTGGTGTCTGTGTTCTGCAAAATCTTCAGTTGACATCCCTATTTCATCATCATTTTCAGTCATTACCATAATTTTTGTTGGCATGTACATTAAATTATCGTCCCAATCAAACGCATAATATTTTAAATCGGGTCTTAAATCTTCAGACTCTTCATTTCCAACATCATAAATACCTTCAGAAATTGCGTATTTATAAATTTGGTTAATAATTTTTTTTTTAAAAACCTGTTCTTTTATGTGTTTTTTAAAATTCATTTCTTATTTAATTTTTCTAAAAGTTTTTCAAGTTGTTTTTCAGTAATAACAATATTTTGTTTTTTTTCTGAAAAACTTTTTTTGTTTTTAGTATCTAACCCAACACTCTCTTTAACAAGTTTTTTTTGAATTTTCATAATTAATTTTTATTATAAATATAATGGGAGATAATTTATTACCTCCCACTTTTTATTTTTTTTATTAAACATCATCGAAAGATGCCCCTGCTGGTGTGATAACAAATTCAATATCAATGTATTCTAATGCTCTTGTTGGTTTCAAGAATATTTTACCTGTCATTGTATTTGAATCCAAATCTTCAGCGGCACTTGATACTTGAACTCTAAAGTCAATTAAACCTCTTTCTCTTCTAATTTCATCCAAAATTGGATTAACTGAGTCTAAGAATTGTTGTCTAACTTTATCGTCGTTTTGTTCAAATAGCAATCTAACCGCCACTGCTGAAATTAATTTTCTTGCCTGTAATAGTAATCTTCTAACGTTGATTCTATCAAGTGCAGATTCTCTAATTTGTAAAGTTTTATTACCCCAAATAACTGTTCCGATATCTGTAAATGTTGCAATCGGGTTAATTCTACCTTTATAAAGTGTGTCTCTATCGTCTTGAGTTAAACGTTTTCTTGCTTGAACCGCATTCACAACCCCTCTTGTATAACCCGCAGATGCGAACCAAGGTTTAAAAATTTTATCAGTGTATGCTAAATTCTTAACAACTTCACCCGTAGCAGGAATCCAAATTTGTTCATTATTTTCTGTATCATTTTTCAATACCCAAGGGTAATAAGTTGCAGTATAGTTAGAATCAATACCTGTGTCCTCTAAATTTTCAATAGCATTTTCAGGGAAAATTAAATTATCATTTAAATTATTAATTGATGATGTTGTAAATAAGTTGTAATCAGGAGTTGTACAAATATAAATTGAGTCTGCTCTATCGCTTTCAACCATTTCTACCGCCTCTTCAACAAGGTTAGAGTTATTAACATAGTCAATACCCGGTGTTGTAAATATATTAATATCAACCGCTTCAGGATTTGCAAATGTTTTTTGACCCCACAAATATGCGTAATAGTCTGTGTTTGCCCATATTTCTTGATTAGGTCCTGTAATTCTTCTAAACGCTCCCCATCCAGTTGCGTTAGGGTAAGTTGCGTCTGATTTGTAACCTTTAAGGAAGTTAGTTCCTCCTAAGGCAAACCCATCACCATTAGTTCTCCATTTTCTATAAATGTCCCAACCGTCAAATCCACCTGCAAATAATAATGTGAATTTTCTAGCGTTTGAACCATAATATGGGTCAGACGTACTTGTTGGATTTGTTTGGAAACTAGCCTCCCCCACAAAGAATTTAGATTCGCCTGAAGTAGGCCCATTACCACCTATTAACACTACAGTTGCCCCACTATCCATATGGAAACCTTTTGTTACGTAGTTCCATTCGGTACCTTCACCTGTTGCTAAATTAGTAGGTGCTTGTTTTCCTCTGTATGTCAATTGATCGAAGTCAAAACCTAATTGAGATGAGACACCTAATTGAACATTTCTTTTTCTATCTCCACTTGCGCCTGCTCTGATTTCACCTCCGAAGAAATATGAGAATGGGGGGGTATACCTTAAACCGTTTGGACCGTAATATAAAGTTTTAAAATTTAAGAATGGTGGTTTAGCAGAACCATATGATCTTTGAACCAATCCTTCAAAACCTGCTGGAACCGCATCTGTTGGTGCTTCTTCACTCAATTCTAACATGACGTATCTTGATCTTAAAGGGAATTCGCCATTAGAAGTACCAATTTTTTTAGCGATATAAGAATTACTTGTTGGATCCATTGTACAATTATTAAATCTATCAAGAACTACTTGACTTGAATCAGTATCATTGAAGTCTCTAATGACTACATCAAAAGTATTATTATCTAAATCAATATTTGCAATTGTGGTTTTAAATCTAAAATTAGCATTTGTACCATCAGAAATTGTTATTAATTTAAATAATTTATAAACTTTATTCCCTCTTAATTCTGAAACTATGAATGGAGTTTCAGGTGTTTGGTATTTTTCTAAACTATATGCTATAGTGTTTGTATTTGGTGTATTTCTGAGACCAGGCAATGCGACCAAAGAAGAATTTAAACCTCTGATTTTATTTTGTAAATAACCTTCAGATAAGAAAGTTGGATACGCCTCTTCTACAAATATTGGAAAATCATCAGAACTTAATGTCCCATTAAAGTTAGTTGTACCTAAAGTTTTAGCGATGAAGTTAGTTTGACTACTTGCCATAGAAACATCAAAAGAAAACGAACTATTTGTTCCATCGGTAGTCGTTCCTGTTATTTCAAAAGTACCATACGGGTCTTGACTTAGTCCTGAGTACACACCAGTAGCTACCATACCAACAGCGGTTGTTGCACTAACCTTATAGACAGGTCCATTATCACTAGCATATGTTGCAACACCTCTAGAACGTAATGTTGCAACAACAACATCATCATAATCAGTATAACTACTACCTGTATATAATGTACCAAGAACTCTAACCGTACCTGAGTATGAACCAACACCTGTTGATGTGATTGCTGAAACAACAATACCAAATCCAGTGCCTGTGTAAATTGTAGGTGTAGATATACTGAAAAGAGTTGAGTACCAAATATCATTTTGACCTGACGTATAATCTAATGAAGTATTAATTATATTTTCAACCCCTAAAACGTTTTCAAAAGTATCCACCCCTGAAGGATTATATGATGAACCAGTAATGGCGTTAAATGAAGATTGTGAAATTGAACCAAAAAACAAAGCGGTTCTACCAGAAAGAGAAGAACTCAAACTAAAATTTGTTATTTCATTAAAAATGTAATTTTCAAAGTCTTCAGATAATGTTGTTTGTCCACCATCAGGATTAATGTAAGGTGAATTAATATTTGGTATAAATGATGGTATAGATGAAGTATATGCGATAGTAGAAGTGCTACCAGTCGATCCCGTAAAAGTAAATGTAGTTAATCCTGCAGGATACACTGCATCAGTAGGTGATACTGTTTCTCCATCAATATTTCCTATTGTTGTTATTGACCATGAAGGTCCCGCATCGTAACCAGATAGACCCAATACCCTTGTCACATAAAGTTGATTTGATTCTTCTAAATATGCTTTAGCAATATAAGCTGCCTCATACTTTGGTATACTGGTATCCACGAATTTTGTAGGGCTTGATCCTTTATCTCCATTACCAAAAACAGAAATAAATTCATCATAATCTTTTATAAATATAGGTTCAAAGGCAGGACCCTGTAAAGTCTCACCAACAATACCTAAAGTTGTAACACCAACACTCTGTGTTACGAATGTTAAGTCTCTTTCAGAAGTATAAACACCTGGAGATACAAAAACTTTTCCACTAGCCATTTTTCAGTTTGTATTTGAAATTTATTTTTTATTATAAATACTTCAAAAAAATGTAAAAAATTGTGGTTTATTCATTTATTTTTATAACAGTAAGAAAAAAAACATACTTTTTTCATACTTATTAAATATTTATTAAGGTTATGAAAAAAATAAAAAATATTAAGATATCTATTGAAAGTCACAAGTTACTAAAAGAATATTGTGAAGAAAAAGGTTACAAAATATATAAATTTTTAGAAGAATTAATAAAGAAAAATTGTTCTAAACAAAAAGATATATACGGTGAGTAATTATTGTAAGTAAGCCGTGGTCTTTAAAGTTGATGTATCCCCACTTAAATTTTTTACAATATCTATAGTCACAACATCACCATTACTCACTTGTATTGTTTCAACATCATCCCCAACATAATTATTATTTATGTAAACAGAATATGATGAAATATTTTCCAATGAAGTAACTTTCAAATCTGCCGTATAAAAAAATGGTTCGGTTATACCCGTAACACCAACAAAATAAGGAAAATTAAAATCAAAAAAATTAGGTCTTTCAGGTTGTGGATTAACTTTTCTACTTGTATTCAAAACATCAGTTTCAAACATAGTCACTTGTCTTGTAATACCGGGACTTACTTTAAACTCTTCTTCATCTAATAAAAAACCTTGCATTAAAAATTTATAATTTTGAATATAATATTTTCTTTTTTCTAATTCTTTAGATGATTCGTCAGAAACATCTTCCCATATGATGGGAATATAATGACCTTTTACCACAGTATATGCCTGCCTTGACGCAAACTTTTGATTTACTATTTTATTAAATTCATTCAACTCCCTCATTCTGTTACAAAATATTTTTACGTTAAATATAATATCAACAGGTATTGGTTGAGGTATTGTGTACACATCAAAACCCTTACGTTGTCCATCCCATGTTGGTACTTGAGCGTATAAAAATTGTCTCCTATCAGGGATTTTGTATTGAGTAATAAGACTTGTACCAAATTTAACTTCGGGCATTCTAACGGTAGAGATAAATGGTAGTTTAACATTATCATCTAAGTCTTTAAAATTCCAAGTTTCGGTAAATTGTGACCAACTTTGGTTTGTAATAATTTTATCAATGACTGGTACTTTTTTACCATCCACAGAAAGTAATAGATCGTTTTTTACAAATTCTAACATTCCTTTATCTAAATCTGCGTGTAAAACTCCTTTTGGTAAATAAGTTCCTTTGTCTTGGATTTTATCCAAAAGTTCTTGTCTTCTTTCCGTTAAAACTTTAACAGGAGTTAGAGGTAAGTTTTTTCTTAAATTTTTAGGTAAAGCCATTATTATATTCCTTTAAATTCGTTTTCATTGACAGGAGCTGCGATAATAGATCTATAAAACTTTTTATATCCAGCATAAGTATGTTTATTATCTGTAAATATACGACCGTCATTAACAACTGAATAATATCTAACCCTGTCTTCAGTTTCGTAGTACCCAATATAATCACCAAACTCAATTTCAATTCCCATTTCATCTAAATGTTTTTGATAAACGCCAACTTTTAAGTTACCTGGCTCCATTTGTGATAATTTCGAACTACCTAAGTCTGTATTTGTTGGTGCCTCAACTTGTACATACCCTTTAAACTCAACAGGAGGTAAAAATTGTATCCCGTCTTCTAATGCTTCTCCATAAACATCGTCATTATTTGTTCTTTGTTTATCTACTTTATACAACACAAGAGTGAAATTCATATCTCCGTGTAACCATTCTTCTCCCATAGAAATATCTAAATTAAAGTCTTCTTCAGAGAAAAACTTATTTAATCTTGTAATTGGAACTTTATTCTGTGACATATTAATAAATACTTTGATTGATTTTTTTATATTATTTACTATTTTTATTTATAATATAATGGAAGAATTAATTTCAAAAACTCCCGAAACAAGGGCCCTTCAAATGTTAGATGATTATGTTGGGTCAAATAACTATATCTTAGCATTAAAACACAAAAAACAAAATAGTAAATCATTTACACCAACAAGATCTCAAGCAGAATACATAATTAACTTTCACGGACGAACACCAAAGGTTGCAAAAAAATGGGTCAAACTTGATTCATACTTTGGAAAAAAAATGATGGAGGATAAAATGTATACGAAGGAACCTTCAGAAATTTATGTTGAAAAGTTACTTGTAGAAAAAGATAAATCGTATCATATTTGGGGTAAAATATTTAGTGGTGAAACTCTACATGATTTTTGGATTCCAAAAACCGCACTTATAAAAGATAATGAAGTTAAAAATGTTGTGATTGAATATTCAAAATACGACCACAGGGCACCAATGGATCATCAAAGAGAGGCAATTGAAAAACTTGTTAGAAACAAAAAGTTTATTTTAGCTGACGATATGGGTTTGGGGAAAGGTCTATTGAAGTCGACAATTATCTACACACCTTATGGGACTAAAAAAATTGGAAATACTTTAGTCGGTGATGAAATAATCGGTAGCGATGGTGCAACATATAAAGTTACAGGTGTTT